GAGTTCAGATGGACGAAAACGGAAAGACAATCAGAGGAACAGGTCGTATGATATTCAACTGGTTTAAATGGGAAAGAGACGGAAAGGAAATTCCAAAAATACACCCAGCGCAAAAGCCTGTAACTGTATTGAAGCAATTAATAGAAATCTTTACAGATGAGGGCGATGTTGTTATCGACCCTTGCTGTGGTAGTGGATCTACACTAAGAGCTGCAAGAGAGCTAAAAAGGTCAGCGTTTGGATTCGAGATAGACAAGAATTTCTATACAAGAGCTAAGAACGAAATGCTTGTTTTTGAAGATGATAATCAGATGAATATATTTGATTTAATTTAGAACTAAAGGACAAAAATGTTAAGAAATGTTAAGGAGTGGGAGAAATGTTAAATATTGAGAAATATAGAGATGAACTAATTAAAATGGGAATAATTGATACAAAAAAAATAGCAATTAGATATGGGAAACTAAGTTTATGTTGTTTTGGATGTTGTGGATGCGATAATCTTTCAAAGGAAGATTGTGGAAAGCAGGCAGAAGACTGGCTGTTTTCAGAATACGAAGAACCGGAAATTGATTGGAGCAAGGTCAAGGTTGATACACCGATTTATGTAAGAGATTGTGAAACAGATAGTAATGGTGACGAAAAAACGTGGGTTCCTCGTCATTTTGCAAAATTTGAAAATGGGACAGTATATGTGTGGGATGATGGAGGTACGTCATTTACGGTAAAGAGTGAAGATAGTTGCTCTTCTTGGAATTACGCAAAACTAGCAGAAAGCGAGGAATAAATGGATAGAATTGGGTGTTTAGCAGAAGATAACAGATGCCCCAAGTGTGGAAGTAAGAGAATTATAGAAAACATTCAATACCCTATGGAAACTGAATTTGATTTAAGAACTGGAAAAGAGATATTCAGAGACTATACAGGTAAGAGAATATACAAACCTAGTAACAGGTTACTTGCTTTAAGATACCTTAGTAGTCAGGTTGACGCACAGTGTTGGTTCTATGAATGTTCAAAGTGTGGTTGGATAAGTGAGTTATTTACACAGTAAGAGAGGAGTAGGAAGATGAACAATAATGGTTTAATAAGCAGGCAAACAGCAATAGATAAATTATTTGAATATGCAGAAAGTAAATTTCAGTCAGGCGAGATAGAACTTGCTAACGGAATATTAAAAGCAAAATGCTTTTTGGAGAGCCCATGCAATATTCCAACAGCCTATAACGTGGATAAGGTTTTAGAACAGTTGGAATATAGCAGAGTGCCTAATACAGGTATTGCAGGTTATCACAAAGTAGTCGAAATAGTGAAAGGCGGTGGAATAGATGCTTGATAGTACAACAGTAAATAGATTTAACTATAACATTAATGCAGTAAGCGGGACTTTAAGAAAGTCACACCCTAAAAGCAAGATAACCATAAGAGGGTTGTTAGACAAGCCATATATTTTTAATGATGAAAAACCTAGATTATTCCAATATGATAATACAGAAATCGTAGTTCTTCAAGTGATGCTTATTGGAGATAACAAGGCAATTGTAGAATATGTTAACAAAAATGATTTTGAAAAGGAGAACGAATAGAATGACAAGTTACGAATTTGAAAAGGCTGCAAAGAATGCAGTGATTAAAGTATTAAACGAAAATATTAACATTAGCGAATTAGACCTAGTGTGGTTTGCGCACGAATTAGGCCATAAGAAGTGTACTATTTGGGGACAGCCAATGGGTGACAGATACGCAGAAGTTACATACAACAGAGACAAGGATGAAATGTATGTTGATATTTATAAAAAGATTAGTAATACAAAAATTCAAAGAGAAGAATTTGATATGGAAGCGTGGTGATTAGGATGTCTATAATTAACACATTGGCAATAGTCCTAGTAATTGGAGCAGTGTTCGTCTTGTGGGCGATATGTAAGTTGCAGGATAAGGATTAGAAACAAAGGTACATTGATAATTGAATATTGGTAGTTGGAATGGTATAATTTTTGTATTACTAGAGAGAGGATGATTCTTCTATGGCAAAATGTATTAGTTGTGGAAAAGAAGGTGCACATACAAGACATTTTAACGGAGGATATGTTTGTGAATCTTGTATTGGAAAATATTTTTCATGTCCTGATTGTGGAGAAGTATTTGATTTAGATGATTATGTTAATGGAGATGCAGGAAATGGATTTTGTGCCAAATGTGCACCAGAACATTAAAAAGAAGATGTCATAAAGCCAACTACCAATATTTGGTGGTTGGTTTTTTTATGCAGAAAAATAGAGAAAGGATTGGTAAAGTGACAGAAGTAAATAAAGCTAAAGAGTATCTGCTACAGGTTAGTCGGGCAGAGCACAGAATAAAAAGACTAAAAGAAGAGATTCTGACGTTACAGGAATTAGTTACAAGTACAAGTGCAATCAGCCAAGGGGAAAGGGTAATATCTTCAACGTCACAAGACAAGATGGCAGATACAATTTGTACTATTGAGGAAAAGATAGAAGAATGGAACATAGAGGTTCGCACACTGGTTGAGGTAAGAGCCGAGGTTATGGCAGTAATTTCCAAGGTAAGCAATGAGGTATGCAGAGAAATACTGTATAAGCGATATTGTCAATCTAAAAAATGGGAAGAAATAGCAATAGAAATGGATATGTCATATAGGCACACTACTAGATTGCACGGAATGGGATTACAGGAAATAGAAAAATTAATGAATGTGTCCTTGAATGTCCCTATGAACATAGATTATCATTAGAATGTGATAAATGAGTAAAGCAGAGAAAAAATTTTTGTTTATCTGAATGAAATCCTCTAAAAGTATTTATGGTAAAACGTCTTAAGGCAGTCGAAAGGCTGTCTTTTTTTGTAGGAAAATAGGAGAAAAATGCAGGATAAAAAAGTAAATATATTAGGATCAGAATACACAATTAAATACGATGTTCCAGATGAGCAAATGCCTGAAGGTTCAGACGGCATTATGGATTATTCAATAAAAACAATTAAAATTGCAGAATTGGTACAAGAGAAAGATTCAGTAAGAGATTTGCAGTTATACATGAAACAGGTAGTTAGACACGAAATAATACATGCGTTTTTATATGAATCAGGATTATGGAGTAACAGTAATTCGTCAGATTGTTGGGCACTGAACGAAGAAATGGTGGATTGGTTTGCTATTCAATTTCCTAAAATATTTGATGCTTTTAAAGAAGCAGAGTGCTTATAAAATAAATTCGGTAAGAAAGGGGCGGTTGCAGTGACTGACAGACAAGTTATATTTGCAAATGAATATTTGATTGATCTGAATGGAACAAGGGCGTATAAGGAAGCATATCCACACGTCAAAAATGATAATACAGCAGCAGCGGCAGGCGCTCGTCTTATGAATGTTCCGGAGATTAAGGAATACATAGATGAAAGAATTAAGGACAGGTTGGAAAGAATTGAGGTTACGCAAGATGATGTGATTCAGGAGCTTGCAGCAGTTGCCTTTGCCAATGGTTCTGAATATGCCAAGGTTGTGACTAAGCCGGTGATGATGAAGACACCGGATGGTGATTATGTTCCGGCATTGGATAGTGAAGGAAATCAGATGTATTATCAGGCAGTTGAGATTACTGAAACTGATGAGCTTTCAAGAAGACAGATTAAGGCTATTTCAGGTATTAAGCAGGGTAAGAATGGAATAGAGCTGACTACCTATGACAAGGTAAAGGCTTTGGAACTGTTGGGAAGACATTTAGGAATGTTTAAGGATAAGGTTGAGGTGTCAGGAAATGTTAACAATCCTTTTGAGGGATTAAGTACTGAACAACTGCTTAGATTGGCAGGTGAGGACCTTGAATCTGAATAAGAATTTAATAAAGCTTTATGCAAGGGTAGAGCTGGCAAGAAGAAATTTTTGGCAGTACTGCAAATTAAAGGCTCCTGACTTCTACAAGGAAGACAGGGGCTTTTTACGTGACTTCTGTAATGAGTTACAGCAGTTCATAAAATCAGATGATGAAGTAATGGTTGTTAATATGCCGCCAAGACATGGAAAGTCCAGAACAGTTGGTAATTTTGTTGAATGGGTTTTAGGAAATGACCAGACACAAAAGATAATGACAGGTTCATACAATGAAACATTGTCAACAACATTTTCTAAAGGTGTAAGAAATACGATTCTTGAAACAAAGGCAGATGAAAACAAGGCTGTTTATTCAGATGTGTTCCCAGGGGTAACCATTAAACGTGGTGATGGTGCAATGAATATGTGGTCACTTGAAAATGGCTATAACAATTATTTGGCAACATCCCCAACAGGAACGGCAACAGGTTTTGGTGCAACGTTAATGATTATTGATGACTTGATTAAGTCAGCACTGGAAGCTAATAATGCAAATATTCTGGATAATCATTGGACCTGGTTTACGGACACAATGATGTCAAGACTTGAAGAGGGTGGCAAGATTATCATTGTAATGACAAGATGGCATAGTTTGGATTTGGCTGGCAGGGCATTGGAACACTTTAAGAGCATAGGCGTAAAGGTAAGGCATATATGCTATAAGGCTGTTAAGAAAGATGGAACAATGCTTTGTCCTGAAATTTTGTCAAAAAGATCATACGAAAATAAAAAGATGTCAATGGGAATAGATATTGCAGAAGCAAACTATCAGCAGAATCCTATTGACATAAAGGGCAGAATGTACACTTCATTTAAGACGTACAAAGAAATGCCACAATTTAAGCAGATTAGAAATTATACAGATACCGCAGATGAAGGTAAGGATTACTTATGCAGTATTAACTACGGAGTAACATTTGACAATGAAGCGTACGTACTTGATGTTATATATACGCAGGAACCAATGGAAGTTACAGAGCCGTTAACAGCTAAGCTGTTATTTGATGGAAATGTAAATATTGCAAGAATCGAATCAAATAATGGTGGTAGAGGATTTGCCAGAAGTGTTAAAAGAATACTTCAGGATGAATTAAAAAGTAACAAGACAGTTATTAAGTGGTTTACACAGCATAACAACAAGAATGCAAGAATTTTTTCAAATTCAGCGTGGGTAATGCAACACATATATTTTCCTGAAGACTGGAAGAACAGATGGCCTGATTATTATAAGGCAATGTCAAGGTATCAGAGAGAAGGAAAGAATGATCATGACGATGCACAGGATGCAACAACAGGAATTGCAGAGGATTGTGCTAAGAAGTCTGACGGATTATCAGTATTAAAGTAAAGAGGTGAAACAAGTGGATTTAGTTAGAATGAAGGAATTATTAAGTCAGTATATGCCGGGGCATGCAATGTATATGATTAGATGTGACATTGCCGACAGATACTATAGAAATAAGAGTGATATATTTTATGGAGATGAAAAAAAGGATGAAGAAGGTCATCCGTTAAGAAATGCAGATAATAGAATACCACGCAACTTTCACGGATTGATAGTTAACCAGAAAGCAGCTTATGCGTTCACTACACCGCCTACTTTTGACATTGGTAGTTCGAAGGCTAATGCAGAAATATTAAAGGTCTTGGGAGATGAATATAGAAAAGAATGTATGGAGCTTTGTGTTAATGCAGCTAATGCAGGTGTTGCATGGGTTCATTATTGGACTAATGAGTTTAATGAATTTGAGTGGGCAGTTATTGACAGTAAACAGGTTGTTCCGGTGTGGAATAAGTCAACAAAACAGAAGTTGATAGGTGTATTAAGAGTATATACACAGATAGATGAAACAGATGGGAAAAATTATACAATTTATGAATATTGGGACAAGGAAGAGTGTCAGGTGTATAGAAGACAGCAGTCTGATGAAACTTATGAGAATTTGACAGATTATGCAATGTTTGAAAACCCGACAACAGGCGAACTTGTAAATGAGTACAGTCACGGAATGGAGGAAATACCTTTTATTCCGTTTTTTAATAATAACATTAAGTCTTCTGACCTTGATAACATTAAGCCTTTGATTGATGTGTACGACAAGGTGTTTAGTGGCTTTATTAATGACCTTGAAGATGTTCAGGAGCTTATATTTGTTCTTTCCGGATATGGTGGAACAGATTTAAATGGATTCTTGCAGGATTTGAAGAAATACAAGGTTATAAAAATGGATTCAGATGAAGGTGCAGGTGTAAGCACTCTTAACATTGAGATTCCTATTGAAGCAAGAAACAGTGTTCTTGATGCCACAAGAAAGGCTATTTTCGAACAGGGGCAGGGATTTGATCCAAGACCTGAAAATTTTGGTAATCAGTCAGGAGAGGCTCTTAAGTTTATGTATTCATTATTGGAAATGAAAACAGGTTTAATGGAAACAGAGTTTCAGTTAGGTTTTGCCAAACTGGTAAGAGCAATCTGCAACTTTAAGAACATTAAGTGTGACAACATTGTTCAGACTTGGACAAGAACCTGTATTAAGAATGAGCAGGAGCAGGCAGCCATATGCAAGGACAGTGTTGGAATCATTAGCCAGAAAACAATACTTAAGAATCATCCGTTTGTTGAGGACGTTGAAGCAGAACTTAAACAGCTTAAGAAGGAAAATGAAGAAAAAACACAGAACGCTGACATATATCAGCAGATGTTTACGAAAAAGTCAAATGAAGATGATGACAATGTTGATGATTCGGCTAAAGATGATGATAACTCAGTAGGTGGAGTGGATGAAGAATAGTGAATACTGGAAGAATAGGTTCGTTGAGATGGAGGAAGCAACACATCAGACTTCCGTAAAGAAGACAATGGATATTCAGGAGCAGTTTGATAAGTCTCAGAAGATAATTGAAGAAAAGATAAATGCCTGGTATCAGCGATATGCGGATAACAATAACATATCTCTGTTGGAAGCAAGAAAGTCCCTTAATGACAAGGAATTAAAGGAACTTAAGTGGGATGTAGAGGAATATATAAAAAAGGGCAGGGAAAACGCTTTTTCAGGTGAATGGGTAAAGGAACTTGAAAATGCATCTGCCAAGGCTCACATAAGCAGATTGGAAGCGTTGGAACTGCAATGCAGACAACAGGCAGAAGTAGCATTTGGTAATTTGAACGACGAAGTAAGCAAACACATAAAAGACGTATATAAGGAAAGTTATTACAGAACAGCTTATGAAATTCAAAAAGGCGTTGGTGTCGGCTCGAACTTTGCAGCATTAAATGACAGATTAATTGAAAAAGTGGTAAGTAAGCCTTGGTTAGCTGATGGCAAGAATTTCAGTGACAGAATATGGGGCAACAAGACACAGCTTATAAATCAGTTACATACAAGTTTAAGCCAGATGTGTATTACAGGTGCAGGACCAGATAAGGCAATAAGCCAGATTGCAAGCAAAATGAATGTAAGCAAGGCTAATGCCGGAAGACTTGTAATGACTGAATCGGCGTATTTTAGTTCAACAGCTCAAAAGGAATGCTTTAAGGAGTTGGATGTTGAAAGATATGAGATTGTAGCCACATTGGACGGTCATACATCAGACATCTGCCAGGAAATGGATGGAAAAGTATTCAAGATGAGTGAATATGAAGAGGGTGTAACAGCTCCGCCATTTCACGTTAACTGTAGAAGTTGTACAGCACCTTATTTTGATGATGAATTTGCAAAAGGTGAGAGAATTGCAAGAGATGAAGATGGTAATAACTACTATGTTCCTGCAGATATGACCTATCCTGAATGGAAAAAATCATTTGTTGATGGTCAGACAGATGATTTGAAAGAAACTAAGACAGATGATACAATATCATTAAAGAATAAAATTTCTGAACAGGATAACAGGATTGATGAATTGAAAAATCAATTCAGTGATGCTACAGATGGTTATTCTTATGATGAATGGTTTTCTGAATTTTCTTCAATCGAAGAAGGTTATGGTGATGCATCTGATGGTGATGCAACGTTTACCAAACTTAAAAATCTTGATGAAGAAATTAGGAATGCTGAAAAGCAACGTTCAGATTTATTACTGCAAAAGGAATCGCGTGGTCAGTTAGACACTGGTTTTCCAGGAAAAGTACCTAATGATAAACTTGATGAATATAATGCAAAAGCCTTTGAACAAATTAAGGTTGATACAGGATATTCAGAAGAACAGGCAACAGAATTTCATAGTGCTTTGAAAGAATACTTTGGCGGTGATTATGCTTCAATTCTTGCAGGTGAAGGTTCAACTGCTAAAACTATACGCGACGGACTTGACAGAATGCCGGTATATGATGGTACGGTTTACCGTGGTTTGTGCTTTTCTGAAAGTTCAGATTATGATATTTCAGAATTTACACGTTTGAAACCGGGTGATAAAATACCATCAAAGGGTATAATATCCAGTTGGTCAAGTGATAAAAGAGTTGCAGAAGCATTTGGCGCAGCATCTACACAAGCCGTCGAATCCAGTACAGTCATTCTTGAATGTTTAGAAAATAAAACTGGTGTTGGTGTTCAGCATATTTCAAGTTATGGTAGTAGAGAAGCGGAAGTATTGTGTGGTTCAAAATATGAAGTGCTTGAAATTGTTACAGAAAGCAAGTATGACTATGTTTCAAGACGAAAAGATTTATTATATTTCTCGGATGATCTAACCGAATGGGAAGACGAATTAAAAAAACAAGTGGTGTGTGTAATTAAGGTAAAAGAGGTATAGGCTTATGTTAGAACATAATAAATACAATGATAGATTAGTTCGTGAACATAGAGAACTTTTAAAAAAGGCAAGAGAAACCGCTGATGAAAAAGAAAAAGCACGTATTCTTAGATTAGCGGAACAGAAGCACAATGAAATGCTTGTCGCAGAATTTGATGATAAAAATTTCAAAAGATTTAATCAGTAAGAAGCACCTGAAAGGGGTGCTTTTTCAGTGTGTTAAAACATCAGACTTGCTGAAAGAACAGCAAAAATAAACTGAAAGGACAAATATGTACAAAGAAGAAATACTGGAGCAGATTACAAGATGTAAGGATATGCAGAATGAATGCAGAATAGATGATATTGATTCATTTATCAGGCTTAGCAACAGAATAGAAGAATTAATAGGTAAAATTGATAAAACTGAAAAACAGTTAGTTGTCCCAGTGCAACATGCCGAAAAAAGACCTGAAATGTTTTGAAAATTTAATAACGTTAATCAGAGAGCTTAGAAATAGGCTCTCTTTTTATATGCCTTTTTCTGTAGGCACTAAAGAACAGAAATACCTTGCCGAAGGTATATCGGTAGAATCCAATCACCAGTAGAACTGGAATAAAACATCTATGGAGGTAATAAAAATGGAATGGTTAAAGGAATTGCTTGAAAAAGCAAAAATTACAGATGGAAAACTTAATGTTGATGAAGTAATGGAGGCTGCAAAGAAAGAGTTTCCAAAACACGCTGTACCAAAGAACGTATTTAATGATAAATGCGAGGAATTGAAGACAGCTAATGCAACAATCACAACATTAAAGAAGGAAAATGGAGACAATGAAGAACTCCAGAATAAGATTAAAGATTATGAAACAGAAATCGGAAATCTTAAGACTGCTGCGATTAATGCAACAAAGCAGTATGCATTAAAGGAACAGCTTACAAAGTCGGGAGTATTGGATCCTGATTATCTTATCTATAAGGCTGGTGGAATTGATAAGTTTACATTTGACAAGGACAACAATCCTATTGATGTTGACGAATCAATTAAGGCTTACAGGGAAGATAAGACTATGGCACATCTGTTTAAGCAGAAAGCAGGATATGAACCTAGCAAGGGTGGAAGTCCTACAAAGAATCCTTTTGCCAAGGAAACATTTAACTTAACAGAGCAGGGCAAGCTGCTTAAGGAGAATCCGGCACAGGCCAAGGAAATGGCAGCAGCAGCCGGAATTACAATTTAATGAAAAATTTAGGAAAGGTAGGTATTAGAAATGCCAGGAACAACATTACAGGACGTAATTGTACCGGAGTTATTTACTCCATACGTATTAAACAGAACAATGGAATTATCAGCATTATTTAATAGTGGAATTGTTACAAACAATGCTGAATTTGATGCTTTGGCTTCTCAGGCATCACCATTAGTAACTATGCCATTCTTCGAGGATTTAACAGGAGAATCAGAGCAGGTAATTGAAGGAGCAGACCTTGAAGATAACAAAATTACTTCAAACAAGGATGTGGCAGCAGTATTAAGAAGAGCAAAAATGTGGAGCGCAACAGATTTATCAGCAGCACTTTCAGGAGCAGATCCAATGAAAGCAATCGGTGATTTGGTTGCACAGTTCTGGGCAAGAGATATGCAGAAGGAACTTATTGCAATTCTTAATGGTGTGTTTGGAACAATTCCGGAAGTTAAGGAACCACAGAAGGCAGCAGAAACAAGACTTGCATCAAATCTTTTAGATATTTCAGGTAATTCAGGAAATGCAGCTAATTGGAGTGGTTCAGCATTTATTGATGCAGAACAGAAGTTAGGAGATGCTAAAGCGCAGCTTACAGGCATCTGTATGCATTCAGCTACAGAAGCATACCTTAAGAAACAGAATCTTATCGAAACAGTACAGCCATCAAACGATGTAGCATTTGGTACATATCAGGGTAAGAGAGTAATTATTGATGATGGATGTCCATATGATTCAAAAACTAAGGCTTACACAACATATCTTTTTGGTAATGGAGCAGTTGCATTAGGCAACGGAAATCCTGAAGGATTTGTTCCAACTGAAACTGATAGAGCAAAGAGAAAGGGTTCAGGTGTTGATTACCTTATTAACAGAAGAACAACAATTCTTCATCCTAGAGGAATTGCCTTTACTAACGCAAATGTGGCAAAGACAGAAGGTCCTTCAAGAGTAGAACTTGCAGACCCAGCTAACTGGAATCCTGTTTATGAGCCTAAGCAGATTAGAATTGTTGCATTTAAACATAAATTAGGATAAGGAGGGCATTACCTATGGCAGTAAAAACAGTACAGGTTGTAATTAACGGACAAACCCATACACTGACATATAATGCCACAACTAAGAAGTATGAGGCTACAATAACAGCTCCGTCAACATCATCATACAATCAGAATGGACATTATTATAATGTTAAGGTTAAGGCTACTGATGAAGCTGGAAACAGTGTGACAAAGGATGCAACGGACACAACACTTGGTTCAAGCTTACAGCTTAAGGTTAAGGAAAAGGTTGCACCTGTTATTTCAATAACAGCACCTTCATCTTCTGCTAAGTTGACTAATAACAAGCCTGTTATTAACTGGACTGTTACAGATGCAGATTCAGGTGTTAATCCATCAACAATTAAGCTTATTATTGATAGCCAGATAATTACAACAGGAATTACTAAGACACAGTCAGGAAAGAATTATACATGTAGTTATACACCAACTACAGCTTTGTCAGATGGAACTCACACAATTAAGGTATCCGCAAGTGATTATGATGGTAATGTTGCAACTCAGAAGAGTGTAACATTTACTGTTGACACTGTTCCACCTGAATTGTCAGTATCAGCACCGGTTGACAATCTTGTTACAAATCAGTCATCTCTTGTTGTTAAGGGTACTACTAATGATGTTACAAGCTCACCGGTAACTCTTACTATTAAGCTTAATGGTGGAACTGAACAGACTGTTGAAGTTGGAAGTGATGGAAGCTTTACAAAGACACTTACATTAGTGACAGGAGAAAATACCATTGTCATTACGGCAAAGGATGGAGCAGGAAAGACATCTACAGTTACAAAGAAGGTTGTACTTGACCAGACTGCACCGGTTATTCAGTCAGTTACTATTTCGCCAAATCCAGTTAATGCCGGCGCAACATATACAATTTCTGTGGAGGTTACAGATTAAATGGTAGTAAGGCTTATTGGTAAGGTTGAAGGTCAGGATGTTATCTTTACAAGGTTGAAGGGAGACATCTGGACCGCCGAGGTACCGGCACAAAAGAGTGGAAGGGATGTAATGGAACTTACTGCATTTGATGAAGCCGGGAACATAGCATATTGTACTGATGTGTTATTTTCTTATGATGCAACGGCAATGAAATTTACCATTGAGCCATTACCATACCAATGTACATACATTAATGATGATTATGAAATTGGTTTTGTAACGTCAGAATATGACATTGAAAAGGAAAATGGTAATTATTTTTCTGAATTGTCAGAAAGCAGTTTTTGTATAGAACTATTAAGAAGAGGTGATGCGTGTGAACATTAACTTTATTTTAGGTGAGGACAAGTATTTAAAATTTCTTGTTAAGTCTACAAAGAATGAGGAATTTGAAATATCAAGGGCAACATATAAGCTCTATAAGGACAGGGAACTTGAAACAGAAGGAAACTGCACCATAAATGAGCATTGCATTACGGTGAAGTTGAATCCTTTAAGTAAGTCAATGCGATATTGTTTGGAGATTACATATTATATTGCTGATGAAATACTGAAAAAGAGAGTACAAATTGAGGTGGTTTGATGAATAAAAACATCATTATTGATGCAAAGTTAAGTAAGCAGATTGTAAACTGTGGAGAAACATTTTCAATATCCGTCTCAATTATTTCGAATGATTATTTATCATTGTATAAGCACTCTGAGTTAAAGTCATACACGCATTCACAGCTAAAGGAAGGAGATGGAGTTATTGGAAGATAAAGTCATAGAATTATTGAAGAATATTGGCTATGAGTATTCAGAAGATGATTATTCATTATTGGTGTTCTGCATTGATAAGGTTGTTTCTGAGTTAAATTCCAGATGCCATGTTAAGAAACTTCCAAAGGGATTGTTTGAATCAGCCTGTGAAAGAGTGTGCGGTGAATTTTTGTATTTGCTTAAAACAACAGGTAAGCTTGAAGAATTTGACTTAGAACAGGCAGTAAGTTCTGTAAAGGTAGGAGATACTTCTGTTAATTTCAGTGGCACATCTTCTGATGAGGCTTTTAATGTTATGCTGAACAGATTAAGGTGCAGTGGAGAGGAGCTGATTAAATGCTTTCGAAAAATACAGTTTTAAGAACCAGAAAGGCAATAGAAATGTCATATGACTTTAGGGCTGATATTTTTGAAAAGAAAAAGGTTGTTGTTTCTTCTGTGACTAACTTTGAAGAGGTAATGGTGCAGTCAGATGTTTGTTGCAGACTTTCTTACAGCAATATAAGTTCCAATTCAGAGAATGAGGCTGATTCAGATGTTACTCAGGTCATTAAATTGTTTATGGCACCTGAAATCAATGTTAAGCCGGGTTCTAAAATATTGGTAAAGGGCGTTGGTGGTGTGGTAGCCTACAAAAGTAGTGGAAGACCTGCGGTTTATCCTACACATCAGGAGATTTTGCTTGATTTGGTGGAGGATAAGGCGTGAGTGATTCTAAAATTGATTGTAAGCAGTTGGAGCAGTTAAGGGACAGCCTTGAAGCAATGGCAAGAAATTCTGATGATTTTTTTGAAGCTGCATCAAGAGAGATTGCTGCAAGACTTCTTGCAAAAGTAATTAAAAGAACTCCGGTAGGTACGTATCCTTCCAATTCAGGAAAAGTAGGTGGAACTCTTAGAAGAGGATGGACGGCTGGAACCAATCAGGCTGCAACGTCTTATGCAGATTCTCTTACTGTTCATCATTCTGGTGATACATATGTAATAGAGATTATCAATCCTGTTGAATATGCATCATATGTTGAGTTTGGCCACAGAACGTCAAACGGGACAGGATGGGTTGAAGGAAAGTATATGCTTACTTTGTCTGAACAGGAAATTAGGCAGAGTGCCCCGGGTATTCTTGAAGCTAAGTTGAAAAAATGGTTATCAGGAGCAGTTAAATGATAAGTAAGATGATTGATGGGATTGTAAGGCAGATAAGACAGTCCTATGGTGAAGAAAAATATGAGATATATACAGAAGCAGTGAAACAGGGCCTAAAAGAGCCTTGTTTTTCTGTTTTGTGCTTAAATCCTTCCTTAAGACGTAAACTTGGACCACGATTTCTAAAGGCAGTTCCATTTATTATCAGGTATTGGCCTAAGAGTGATAATTGTCATGGTGAAGGAATGGAAGTGCTGGAAGAATTACAGTACTTGTTAAGGAATATTGAGGTTGATGGATTTAAGCTTCATTCAGCAGAAATGACAGGTCAGATGGTTGACGGTGTTTTGCAGTTTCAGGTAACTTATGAAACATTTGTTATGGAGAAACAGGAAGACAAGGATAAGTTTGAAAGTTATGAAATAAGAACAGGTGTAGGAGGTTTAACAGATGGAAGCAAAGAATAAGGCATCTGTAAAATACGGAAAAAGCGAATTGATGAAGTCAAAAAGGTTTTTACAGGACAGGGATATTTTAAACGCTCTGTTGAATGATGAAGATGAATATTCCGTTGAAGAAGCAGATGATATTTTGAAAAAATGGAAGAAAGGAAAGGTAAACTAAATGGCATTAGGTGGTGGAACATTTACAGCACAGAATAAGGTTCTTCCGGGAACTTATGTAAATGTTATTAGTAGAAATTCAATTAAGAACAATACGGAAAGTGGCGTGGTTGCCATGCCAATATGTTTGGACTGGGGACCTGATGATAAGATTTTTGAAGTGACTGCTGATGAATTTGAAAAGGTTGCATTGGAAGTTTTTGGAAGAAGTCCATATGATGGAAATCTTATTAATGTTAGGGAAGTGTTTAAACATGCAAGTAAAGGTTTGTTTTTTAAGATTAACAATAACGGAGCAAAGGCAGGTTGTAAGTATGCAGATGCCAAGTGTAAGGGCTCAAAAGGTAATTCAATAAAGATTGTTATCAAGAAAAACATTGATCAGACAGAAAAGTATGATGTGTCAACTTATATGGATACAACATTAGTTGACATTCAGACAGTAGCAAGTTCAGGAGAATTAAAGGACAATGCCTTTATTGAATGGAAGGAAGCATTTGAACTTGAAGAAACTACCGGTACATTCTTAACAGGAGGTACAGGTGGAATTAATGATAAGCCAACAAATGAGGCTCATACAATGTTTATGCAGTTATTGGAAAATTACGCTTTTAATGTGGTTGTGGTAATGGAAACAGACACAAAATTACAGGAAGTATACAAGTCCTGGACAATAAGAATGCGTGATGAAATGGGCATTAAGTTTCAGACTGTAATGTATAATTGTGAAGCTGATTATGAGGGAATCATTAATGTTATGAACACAAAGGATGTTATTCCCTGGGTTGCAGGAGCAGAAGCAGCCTGTGGTGTCAATAAGGCTTGCACAAATATGTTATATGATGGAGAACTGGAAGAAATTAACTGCCAGTATACTCAGGCAGAACTTGAAAATGCCATAACTTCAGGAAAGTTTGTTATTCATAAGTGTGGTGATGAACTTAGGGTTTTAAGAGACATTAATTCCCTTACAACAGTAACAGAGGATAAGGGGAGCATTTTTCAGGAAAATCAGACAATTCGTGTGATTGATTACATTGCAGACAATGTGGCATCTGTTTTTAATAAGAAATATATTGGAAAAATTTCTAATGACAATGCAGGTAGAGTATCACTTAAGAATGATGTCAGAAGCATTTTTAATTATCTTGTAGATACAAGAGCAATAGAGAAATTTAGTGATGACGATATTGTTGTTGAAAAGGGTGAAGATAAGAAAGCGGTAGTAATTAATACAAATATTACTATTGTAGGTGTAATGGAAAAACTTTATATGACTACGATCATAGATTAGGAAGGAGGCAGTAAAGAATGAGTGGATTTATGAATACTAATGATGCACCATCAAGTAAGTTAGCAACATTATACTGTACTGTTGGAGGCAGAAGATACGCAATGCTTAATGCTAAGAATTTTGAAGCAAAGGCAAATGTTAGTCTTGCCGATGTACCGATTCTTGGTAAAACCATTAAAGGCAAAAAGCCAAGTGGATTGGAAATTAAAATAAAAATGACTTTGTATAAGTGTACGGAGGCTTTTGATAGACTTGTGGAAGAATACAAGAATACAGGAATGCTTCCAACTTTTGAAGCCGAGGTTGAATCAAATGATCCGGCAACATCAATGGGAGCATCAGGGAAAACTTATCATCAGTGTATGATAGAAGGAGATGTTCTTTTATCTTCATTTGATGCGGATGGAGATTTTATTGAACAGGACATTGAGGCATATGCAATGGATTACAGCAAGGATTCAGAATATAAGGAACCTGCATATATGTAATAGTAAAGTGGATAAGGAGAACTAAAAATCTTCTTATCCATTATTTTTTAGAAAGAGAAGGTAAGGAATATGGCAACTAATTTAAGTGCTTTTTTAAAGAAAAATAAGAAATATAAGGATGACGTGGCATATAAGGTAACCGCTTCATTATGTGACGAAAATGGAACTCCATTGGATTGGAAGATTAAGGCAGTTTCAACTGAGGAATATGAAAGAATTAGAGAAAAGTGTACAACAGAGGTTCAGGTTACAGGAAAGCCGGGTGTTTACAGACAGAAATTTAATTCTTCATTGTTTATTGTAAAGCTGATGTGTGCATCTGTTGCAGAACCTGATTTATACAATAAGGAATTACAGGATTCTTATGGTGTAATGAATCCGGAAGACTTAATTAAGCAGATGATTGATAATCCGGGAGAATATAATGAGTTTGCTGAATTTATTCAGAAGTTTAACGGATTTGACGAAACATTACAGGATAAAGTTAACGAAGCAAAAAACTAATAGATGAAGGTGATCCTGATTCAATGTATGCATATTACTGTCTACATAAATTTCATTGGACACCTTCATTTTTTATGAGTTTGGATAAAAATGAGAGAGCTTTTGTGATTGCTTCCATTAATGCAAGAGTTGAGCAGGAAGAGGAAGAAAGCAAGAAAGTTGGAAAGGTAAGGTAAAGAGATGGCATCAATAATGACTTCATTTCAGTTAACAGACAGAATGACGGCACCGCTTATGAACATAACTAATGCTGTCTCAACTGTAATTAATGAATGTGAAAGAGCCCAAGGCGTGTCAGGAAACATGTTTAATACTTCTAAATTAGCTTCTGCCAGAACAAATTTAGGATTGGCAGATGCAGAGATTAAGCAGATAGCAAGTGACACGTCAAGAGCTTCAATAAGTCAAGAAACATACAATGGTAAAGTAAGAGAGGGGACAAATTCAGCAAAAGGATTACTTTCCACAGTTAAAGGTGGTAGCTTCTCTTGGTGGAATATTTCTTATAAGACAGGGAGCCAGCTTTATAGGTGAATGTAATGAAAAGGTATCTCAATTACATCAGGCAGAGACAAAACTTACTGAAGTAATGGGTGCAATGCAGGGAGCAGGAACATCACAGGTTAACATGATGAAAAATCTTGCTTCTGAGATAAGTGGTTATGGTGTTGTTGGAAAGACAGCTTTAATAAATGGAGCGCAACAGGCATCAACATATTTTCATCAGACAGATGCAGTTAAAACTTTGTTACCTAAGATGGCTGACTTAGCAGTTCAGATGCATGGTGTTAATGTTACTAATGAGGATATGGTTAATATCGGTAATATGACAGGTAAGGTTATGACTGGTCAGGTTGGAGCATTAAGACGTGCAGGCATTTCATTTACGGATTATCAGGAAAAGGTAATGAAAAATGGAACTGAGATGGAAAAGGCTAATATGTTGGCTCAGGTAATAGAGCAGAATGTAGGAAAGATGAATGAAACAATGGCTCAAACCCCTGAGGGAGTAATGGCAAGAAATAAAAGGGATTTTGATGCGGTTAAAACAACTATAGGTCAACAGGTACAGCCGGCGATTGTTAGTATGTTTAATGCAATACATAACAATCTGCCAATCATACAGCTTTTAGCAACCGGGTTTGGAAATGCTACAGTCTTAGTAATGGGAGCAATAACAGGAATTATTAACATTGGAACGCAAATGATTAATTTCTTTAAATCTAATTGGACATTAATTGAACCTATTATATGGGGAATAGTTGCAGCATTAATTGTTTATAATGCAACAATGGGAATAGGCTGGCTTACAACATTAAAAGATATAGGTGCAAAGGCATTACATGTGGTATCTAGTGCAGCAAGTACAGCGGCTATTATAGCAATGACATTTGCACAGGAAGGATTAAATGCCGCATTGTCATTATGTCCGTTAACATGGATTATTATTGCTATTATTGCGGTAATAGCAGCTATTTATCTGGTTGTGGCAGCAATTAACAAGGTACAGAATAAAACCCGTTCTGCTACAGGTGTGATTTTTGGTGTAGTGGCATCAGCAGGAGCAGCAATCATAAATGTAGGAATAGGAACGATTAACGCAATAATTCAGGCTGTATGGAGTATTTTTGTTCAGCCTTTTATTGGCATAATTGAATGGATTTTAAATGTTACAAATGGTGGATTTGATTCTTTTGGTGGTGCAGTTGCAAACCTGATAGGTCAGATTATATCATGGTTTTTAAGTCTTGGAAAAGTTGTTACCAAGATTATAGATGCCATATTTGGAACAGATTGGACCAGTGGATTAACTTCTTTACAAGATACAGTTACTTCTTGGGGGAAAAATGAAAATTCAATTACATTAAATAAAGAAGCTCCAAGCATTGATTACAGAATTAATTATGGTGATGCTTATGGAAAAGGATACAATCTTGGAAAGGGTGTTGAAAGTAAGGTTAAGAATACTTTTGGTAATCTTTTTAAGAAAGGTGAAACAAAGGATACAGACTATGGTTATGGAACAGATGCCATTACAAACAACACGGCTGAAACAGCAGCAAACACTGCAAAAACATCGGATTCATTGGATATTACAAATCAGCAGCTTAAGTACATAAAGGATTATGCAGAACAGAGAGCAATTAACAGATTTACAACAGCAAAAATTAGTGTAGATATGTCAAATGTTATTAATGGTTCTTCAAAAGCTGATATGGAAGGAATAGTTACTCATTTAAAGACAAGATTGGAAGAAGAAATGTCAGCAGTAGCGGAAGGGGTGCATTAGAATGTATAGATTGATTATTGATGGGCAGTATGTACCCATTCCACCTGAAAAAATAAGCATAAAGGTTGATGGTGATAACAAGACAATGACACTGATTAATTTGGGAGAAGTTAACATGCTTAGAAATCCCAAACTTACAGAGATTTCATTTGACTTGTTATTGCCTAATCAACATTATCCATTTGCTTTTTATTCAGATGGAAAATACAAGGGTGCCGATGAGTACATTAAGAAGTATAAGGAACTTTTATCTTCCAAGAAGGCATTTAAACTGGAAATATACAGATATGCACCAAATGATAAAAAGATATTCAATACTATTCTTAAAGTGTCGCTGGAAAGACTGACAATAACAGATTCTGTCAGTGACGGTTTTGACAGCAGGGTGTCGTTGGAATTTAAGGAATACAGAAAATATGGTGCTGTAAAGGTTAAGAAAATACCAAATACGTACACCATTAAATCCAATAAGGAAACTCTTACATTGATAGCGAAAAAGTGGTTAAAGGATAGTTCCAAGGGTTCTGCCATTTACAAGAAGAACAAGAAGGTTATTGAAAAGGCTGCAAAGAAGCACAAGAGAAAAAGCAGTTCCAAAGGAAAATATCTGTACAAGGGAACTGTTTTGAAGAAACCATAAGGAGGAAAGGATGGCAGACATAATTGATATTGCATCAAAGGAAGTTGGTTATAAAGCATATGGCGGTAACAAGACCAAGTATAGTGCCTGGTATGGAATGAATGGTGCTGCATGGTGCCATATGTTTGCCTCCTGGTGTGCATATAAGGCAGGTGTATCAACAAGCATTGCCCCCAAGACAGCATCAACAGACACAGGAATGCAATGGTTTAAAAACAAGGGAAGATTCAAGTATAAGGGTTCATACACACCTAAAAGAAATGATTTCATTTATTTTAAATCAGATGGTGCATCTCACGTGGGAATTGTTGAGTATGTATCAGGAAGTACTGTGCATACCATTGAGGGTAACACTTCTGACGCTGTTATGAGAAGATCATATCCGTTAAGTTACCATACAATAACAGGATATGGGGTAATCAGTGATTACATTACTTCATCAGGTAAGACATCAAAGGGAAAGAAAAGCGGAAAGAATACCGGTAAAAGCAGTGGAAAACAGGAAATATCATATTTAAGGGAAATTCTTAAAAAGAATGAATCAAAAAAGAAAAAGTCAACCAGAAAGGTGGAGTATAAAGCTGTTTCAGTAAAGAACAGTGAGAAGCTTGTTGTCAATGTTCTGATTAAACACGGCAAGAAAAGGTACAAACATCAGGTTCAGGAAGGATTAAAAACAATCTTTGAGAGAAAAAATGCACCGGGTAAGGTTACTTTTACAACGTTTGTTGACAGTGATTCAAAGAAGAGAATTTCAAATGGCGATTCTGTGGCAATAGTGGTTAATGGCAAAAATTTCTTTTATGGTTTTGTTTTTTCCATTTCACCAAAAACAGATAAGACTTTGGATGTTACTGTGTATGATCAGCTTAGGTATTTTAAAAATAAGGATACTTATATTTCAAAAAAGAGAACTTCCACGGTTTTAATTAAGAAAATTGCCAAGGATTTTAAACTGAATTGTGGTAAGCTAGCGAATACAAAGTATCCTGTGTCAAGAATTGATGATAATGCAACATTGTTTGACATTGTACAGAACAGCTTGGATGAAACATTAATGGCAAGGGGAAAGATTTATACCTTGTATGATGAATTTGGAAAGTTAAGGTTAAGGGAGCCTTGGAAGGTTAACAGGTTAATAACTTCAACCACGGCAGAATCTTATGATTATAAGGAAACAATAGATGACAATGTTTATAATCAGATCAAATTAGCATATGACAACACCAAGAAAGGTGTTCAGGAGATTTATATGGCAAAAAACAGTAAGTACATTAATAAATGGGGTGTGCTTCAGTATTTTGACAAAATCGACAGTCGCAAGGGTGCAAAGTTAAAGGTTAAGGCATTGTTGAAGATTTATTGTAAAACAGGCAAGACAATTAAGATTAATAATTGTTTTGGTGACATTAACGTAAGAGCCGGCTGTTTGGTTCTTGTTAAGTTGACAATTTATGGTGAAACAATTTCAAATTATATGTTAGTTGATAAGGTTACTCATACATTTAATAATGGGCAACATCTTATGGATTTGGAATTATCTGGAGGTGATTACGATAGCAGCTACTAGTTTGACACAGTTAATTAAGAAAATAGCAGAGGATGCAAGAAAAGCGGCGAAGCCCTGTACCATTGTAATTGGTACGGTTTTAAAGGCAGATTCGTCTAAAATAAAGGTTAATCAAAAGCTCATCTTAACGGATGAGTTTTTGTATTTTACGGAAACTGCATCAAAGAGCAAATTGAAAAAGGGCGACAAGGTTGTGATGATACGTGCAGATGGTGGTCAGAAGTATCTTGTTGTGGATAGGATGGTGTGAGTATGTTACCTGAAGAATTGGAAGAACTGGAAGATTTTAATGTGGAAGAAGATAAAGAGCAGGAGTTTTCCAATGATACATATGTGCTGGATTTTGAAAGCAAAAGGATTTTGAGAAAATCTGATGAAGATGATGAAATCTTAAGGCAGGCAATAATAAAGATTCTGTTAACTGAATTTGATTATTACAGCATTTATGAAAATTATGGATTGGAGAAAGCTGATTTATTGGGAGAAAACATTGCAGAGGTAAAGGAAGTAATTGGAGGCAGAATTGAGGAAGCCATTTTAAGGGATGAACGTTTTAATTCTGTTGAGATAGAGAGTATTTCAAATTACAAAAATGAATTGATGGTTTCTCTGACAGTTACAACTTCTGATGATGAAGAGATTGAAGTGGAAGGAGTGAGCATTGATGTTTGAGGATATGACCTTTGAGAACATTTTAAGTCAGATGCTTGAAAATGTGAAGGGGGATGTTGATAAAAGAGAGGGTTCAATTATTTATGATGCGTTGGCACCTGTGGCAATGGAAAGTGCACAGATGTATGCAGACATGGACATTCTTTTGCAGGAATGTTTTGCAGACAGTGCATCGTATTATTATTTGATTAAGCGTGCAGCAGAGAGGGGAATATTTGTAAAGGAAGGTATTCCGGCTGTTATAAAAGTGAAATGTACTCCTTCTGATGTGAGCATTCCAGAGGCAACAGAGTTTAGCATAGGTGAAATGACATATTCAATTACGGAAAACTTAGGAGATGGATTTTATAGTATGACATGTTCTGAATCAGGAGAAAACGGAAACAACATAAATGATGATGTGATTCCAATTGAATATGTTGAGGACTTAGAAGAAATCGAGGCTGTTGAAGTGATTGTGTATGGCACGGAAGATGAGGATGAAGAATCTTTGAGAGAAAGATATTTTGAATCATTTACAGAAGCGGCCTTTGGAGGAAATAAGGCAGATTATAAGGAAAAAGCTAAAGACATTGAAAAGGTAGGTGCCTGCAAGGTTTATCCTGTTTGGAGTGGTGGAGGAACTGTAAAGCTGGCAATTCTTGATTCTCAATATAATGAAGCTTCTTCTGAAATCATAAATGAAGTACAGAATACATTTGATCCAACAAAGGATGGAACAGGTGTGGGAATTGCACCAATCGGTCACATTGTAACTGTTTCAACACCAAAAGTTAAGAGAATAAATGTGGATGTTCAGATTGAATACATAGAAGATTATACCTGGGATGACATCAAGGAAACTTTTACAGAAAATTTGGCAGAGTATTTAAAAAATGTCATAAAAAATGAATGGGAAGCAAAGGACACAATGACGGTAAGAAGCGGACAGATAGAATCAATGCTTCTTGACATGGAAGGTGTTGACAATGTTTTAAGTGTAAAAATTGATGGAAAGACAGGTAATTGCATTATTGATTGTGATTATATTCCAAAGGTTGGTGAGATAAGTGGATAGAAAGTTGATTGAGTATTTGCCTGAATGGTTAAGAGAGTTTAGAGAGATAAAGGAATTAACAGACATTGAGCAATCACAGACTGAAGATTTGTGGGAAGCACTTGAAAAAATGTGGAACAATAATTTCATTGAAAGTTTGGATGAACAGGGCTGTGAACATTGGGAGAGAATGCTTGGAATATCCAATAAGGACACGTATACATTGGAAGAAAGACGATTGAAGATATTGGGAATTGTTACAGAGCAACGACCTTTTACTGTAAGGTCCTTGGAAAAGACTTTGGCGGTAATATGTGGTAATGATGAAAGTAAAGGTCCTAATTACTCAGTAAAGTTGGATGCCAATAATTATGTGTTAACAGTCAGGGTTGCCTTAACATCAAAGAATGTGCTTTCTGATGTGGCTAAATTGTTGGACAGGGTTGTCCCAAGCAATCTGTTAATTGATTTGTCTTTGCTTTATAACAAGAATAATCAGTTATCAAAATTTACACACGAGGAATTAAAGAAGTATACACACATTCAATTAAGAGAAGAAGTGTTTGAAGAAGGAAGGAGCACAAGATGATTAATAAAACAAAGTATTTGCAGTTAAAGAAACCGGATGGAGATGAGTTTTATGATATTGATGTTTTTAATGAAAATGCAGACAGCATAGATGGTGAATTGAAAAAGAATAATGAGGAGCTTGCCAAGAAGCTTTCAAAGGATGGAAATAGTGACAGTAATATTGTTGCTTTTCAGACAGCATCAAAAAGAGAAAATATTTTGTCAGGAGAAACACATAAGGTTATTTTTGGAAAAATAAAGAAATTCTTTACAGACTTAAAGACGGTGGCTTTTACAGGTTCATACAATGACTTAACAGATTTACCTAGTTATGTGAAATCACAAACCATAACATCAGCAGTAGATTGGAATACATTAACAGAAAATGGAGTGTATCACATAAAGACAACAGAAGGAACAAACAGACCTATTACTAACTGGGGAATGCTTTATGTTGAAGGGGAAACATCAACTAAGTTTCAGATATTTATTCCCGATGTAAAGAACAATGTGATTTATAAGCGTTATGAAAATGCCGGCTGGAAGGATTGGCAGGAGTTAACCCTTATTGAAACATCCGGAGAAGTATATGATACAGGCTGGAAATCAGTTGAATGTGGAAATGGCATATCAGCATGGTCCACTACTGATGCACCTAAAATCAGAAGAGTTGGGAAAACTGTGGAATTGGTGGGAATCATAACAAATTCAACTGTTTTTTCTGCACACGATAATATTTTTAAGAATATTCCTACAGATATGAGACCTTCACGTAACGTATGGTCAATTCAGGAAGGACATTTGGGAACAACTAACAGATGGATGATGACAATCAATCCGGGAGGTACAGTAAGTTTCGATTATTATGGAGCAAGTGTTCCTATAGCAATTGACACTGGAGCATGCATACCGGTTCATGCAGTATGGATGGTGGATTAAAGGAGAAAAAGATGAACATAAACATAGAGATAAAAGGACAACAGGCGCATATTGTTAACCAGCAGTCTTTAATATCAGGAACTTCCAATTTGGAAGAAATTAAGTTTGATTTTTCTTCTGAATGGGACGGATATACAAAAACAGCCGTAATATATGTAGATGATTATAGTATAAGTGATTCGGTAAAAGTGCTTGTTGAAAAGGATGTTGTATCAGCAGAAAAATTACCTGATTGGCTTTTTAGGGAAGAATGTGAGCTTTACATTGGAGTTTTTGGTGACAATTCAGAAGGTAGAAGAATTACTTCAACAATTGTATGTCAGAAAGTAAAGAAAGGCGTTCCGGTAGATGTTGTAAATGAGATTACACCGGATATTTACAATCAGATAATCAAAATAATGTGTGATACAAAGGCATTAGTAAAAGAGGCTGATGAAAAGATAGAAGTTAATAAAGGCTATCTTGAACAGGCAGAGCAGAAGGCAAATGATGCAGCAGATTATGCAGATAGAGCTGGGAATTATTTAGAAGAGGTGGTAGGTCAAAAGACAGATGTTGAGAAGCTAATAGCGAATATTGATGTCAAAGTTGAGGAAAGCACAACAAACATAGCTAACATAACAGAGGCAAAAATGAACGACATTAGCTCTTTAACAGAAGCAAAAAGCAATGACATAGCAACACTTACAACTGCAAAGCTTGGAGATATTAACAACACAGCACGGGCACAGATTGAAGCTATAAACAGTTCTGCGGTTGCCGCAGGAGAATCGCAGACAAAAGGAATTAATACAGTAGCATCAAGTCAGATTAGTAACATTACAAATATAACAAATCAACAGTTGGAGAATATAAATACCGCAGCTACACATCAGATAGAAATGATTGAGAATAAAACAACTATACAGATTGCTGCAATTAATAACACAGCTACAGGTCAGATTAGTGCCATTAATAACACAGCTTTAAGTCAGATTGATGCCATTAATAACACAACTACAAATCAAATTAAAAATATGACTGTAAAATATTCTGATATGTGTAGAACTCTCGGAATAGAACACGAAGGAATAATTAATATAGCTCAGACTAAAATTGTTTCTATTAATGTACGTAAATACAAATATATAAAGTTTGGAACTGCTAGTACAAAGGGAAGCAATTTTAACGATTATACATTGCCACCAAATTATGACTGGTGTGCTATTACTTGTGATAAAAAAGAAGTTGATTTTAGTAAACCTTCAGATAGTCGTTTTGAAGTTACATCAAATAAAGAATATGATATTTCTACTTTTGATGATTTATATTTATATTACTCTTCAATGGCCTCCGCTGATTATGGATATGTAAACTATAAACTTTATAACAATTCCGAAGAAACAGCTGAAGAATAAGAAAGGAGATATACATGACACTTTATCAGATTTTATCCTTGTGTGGGATTCCTTCATTAATTGGTGCAATTTTTGTTAGTGCAGTTAATTATGTCAAATTAAAAAATTCATCATATAAATTAATTAAGGACGGAGTTATTGCAATTTTGCATAACAAGATATACACGCTGGGAAAACAGTACATAGCTCAGGAGCATATATCAGTTGAGGCTTTGGATGATTTTGAACATTTATACAAGGCGTATCATGCACTGGGCGGGAATGGAACAGGAACAGAGATTTATAAGAGAGTAAAGGAACTGCCAATGAAGCAGGGAAAGGAGTAAACGAATGAGTAGTGACAAGACAAAGAAATGGATTAAGGCAGCAGGTGTCAGAGCTGTAAAAACAATGGCACAGACATTTATTGCAACAATCGGTTCTGCAGCAGTGTTAGCAGCAGTTGACTGGAAGGTGGTTGTGTCAGCAACAGTACTTGCAGGAATATTAAGTGTGGCAACATCAGTGGCAGGATTGCCGGAAGTGGAGGAATAGACAAATGAAAGTATTTATAAGTCAGCCAATGAGAGACAAAACAGATGAACAGATTAAAGAAGAAAGAGCAAAAGCAGTTAATAGAATTAAAGAAACATACAATGAGGATGTAGAAATCATTGACAGTTTTTTCGAAAATGCACCGTATGATGCCAAACCACTATGGTTTTTAGGCAAGAGTTTAGAACTATTGGCAAATGCAGATATTGCATATTTTTGTAAGGATTGGGATAAGTACAGAGGATGTAGGATTGAGAATACTTGTGCTAAAGAATACGGTATAAAAGTAATGGAAAGTGAGGAAGAATAATGAAGAAAGAACACGATATTAGAATTGACAGAACTAAGTTACACCCTTGGCTTAATTACAAGTTAACTTTACTTTTAAAGCAGTGTGCAAAGAAAGGGATATACCTTATTATTACGCAGGGATTTAGAAGCAAGGCAGAGCAGGACGCTTTGTATGCTCAGGGAAGAACCAAGAAAGGCAACATTGTAACCAATGCAAAGGGAAGCGATTATTCCAGTCAGCACCAGTGGGGCATTGCTTTTGATATTGCGATAAATGACAAGAAACTTTTGTATGACGAGGCAACAATTAGAAAAGTGGCAAAAATTGCCAAGTCAAAGAAAGTAGGTCTTGCCTGGGGTGGTGACTGGGTTAGCCCTGTAGATACACCACATTTTTATCTTGAAAAGTGGGGAGATACTCCGGCTAAGTTAAAAAGAACTTACGGAACCTTTGAGAAGTTCAAAAAGACTTGGACTAAGGAAGTTTTTGGAACAAAAAAAGGACTAAACATCTGGAACAAAACAAGAACAAAAGTCCTGAAGAAAAAGCTTCCAAATAAAACAAAGGTCAATGTAATGTATATCGGTAAAGGATATGCAAAAGTTGAATACAACGGTGTAGTTGGTTATATGAAAGCTAAGTATTTGCTCTAAAAAATTAGTAGTAATAAAGGAAGAGATTGATGTTGATATGTGCCAACCTCTTCCTTTTTTATTCATCAGTTTTAGAGTTATTTCTAGGGCTGTTTTGTGTTGCATTCGTGTTGCATTTCGTGTTGCATTTTATCCTAAAACCCCTATTTTTATGGAATTTACAATTATTACATAAATTGCCACAATGCCGATAAATAAAGGGATTGCGATAAATAAAGGAAATCCAAAGAATTGCCATTTTCGGGTTCGATCCCCGTCTCGCGCTTTTTTTTTACATTTTTAGGAGTTTTTTGTGTTTGTACATATATATGGAAAATCTTAAAATTAAAACACTTTCCTAAAAAATTAATCCCATATATAAAAATAGGATACTAGCAAATAGCTCTTTAAAAGTGTATAATTGCAATGAATGTTTAATCAAATGAAAGAGAGGTTTATGAAATGAAAAGATTAAAGAAATTTGGTGCGATTATTTGTGCCATTGCAATGATAGTATCTTCGATTACATACTATCCAACAAGCAATGTAAGTGCAGCAAAAACAGCAACATCATTACCTAAGAAAGTATTAGGACTTGCTGCTGTTAGCAAAAGTGGTTCGGATACAATTGAAAATGCAATTATGTTTGCATGGGCAGGAGCCGATGACACAGCAAATGTAGATGGATATGATCCAACAGTTACAGCAACAGTCATTTATATTTACAAGGATGGAAAGTTAGTTACAAAGATCGGCAATGCTACAAAAGGCGGTGTAGTAGGTGGACTTTCAGCAGGTTCATATACAGCGCAGGCTGCAAATGTAAACAGCATGGGTGAGGGACCATTATCAGAAACAGTTAGCTTTACAGTAACAGGAGCAACTCTTAATTACACATATCCTGTTAATTGCATAGGTCCAAAAACACCGGCGGGATTAAGCTATATTACAGGAAATCCGGAAGTTCCTGCTGACAATCCTGCGCAGGCAGACAATAAATTAGGTGTTGCATGGGCACCATCATCAGAAGCAAGTATTCCATCAGCAGATTCATCAGTTGTAGGTTACAATTTATATTTATTTGATGCAAAGACAGGTACACCTTACAGACGTGTATATGTAGACGGAATTACCAATTCAAATGTTATATTGGAAAGTGTATCGGCAGGGGAATATCTGGCATATTTATCAGCAGTGGATGCAGAAGGCAGAGAGTCAGCTTTGGCAGCAACATCATTTGGTCAGTCATCAAAGGTTACTGTTAAAGGTCAGGTTATAGATAATGCACAGTCATTTGACAAACCAAATCAGCCAAATTTACCACTTGGACTTTCAATTTTAACAGAAGGTATAAGCTATGGATTTACTATTGCATGGTCTGATGTGGCAGATTTAACAGGTCAGAGATTGAATCTTTTTGTAGATGGTGTTTGTATCAAGGTAGGAATCAATGGGAATGTGGCAAGTTACTATGAAAACAGACTTGCGACAGGTACATATGAAGTAGAAGTAAGATCACAGTATACAAGTAACAATGTAGAATCATTTGGATTAAAGAAAACTGTGTCAATTAAGGCAGACCCTGGACTCACAGGAAAAACACCTGCAGAACTTGCAGATCCTGCATATTCAGAATACAAGGAACCAACTACAACAGCAGCGGCAGAAACAACTACAACAGCAGCGGCAGAGACAACCACACCAGTGGCAGTAGAAACAACTACAACAACAGCAGCAGTAGAAACAACTACAACAAAAGCAGCAGAAACTACAACAAATACAAATGCACAAACAACAACTAAAAAACAACCAAGTCAGACTACAAAAGAATCATCTGTAAAGGTTGGAAAGGCAGTTGTTAAAAAAGCAATTAAAAAGAAAAATGCTAAGAAAATAAGTCTTACATTGAAGAGAGTTAAAGGCGCAACCAAGTACAATGTACAGATTGCAAAAGATAAGAACTTTAAAAAGACAATAGTGACAAAAACAACTAAGAAATTGACATATAGTGTATCAAATAGCAAGTTTAAAAAGGCTAAAAAATTGTATGCAAGAGCAAAAGCCATTGTTGTCAAAGGAGAGAAAACTTATCAGGGCAAATGGTCAAAGCCAAAGCAGGTTAAGATAAAAAAATAAAATTATAAACAGTTAAATAGAAGGGAAAGCCAAAATCCGGTTTTCTCTTCTTTTTTAATGCTTGGAAATAGACAAACAGCCATATGACAAAACGTTACCTCAAGGATTGGGCTTATTCAAAAATTATAGACTATCAATTAACCTCTAAAGCCTTTGGAAGTCTCGCCTGCTGGCTCGGTGGTTGCTTTATGTATTTTAAATTTATGCGAAAAAATTGCAAAAAAATGTTGACAGACTTGTCTGATTATGTTAATATCTTTCTTGCGTGTGACGCACACGTGCAATGCGCGAGTGGCTCAGTGGTGGAGCACCTCCTTGCCAAGGAGGGGGTCGCGGGTTCGATCCCCGTCTCGCGCTTTTTTAATGCAAAAAAACAGCATCCTAAAAGGGTGCTGTTTTTTGCATTAAACGAGCCCAATCCTGGGCTCGAAGGTTCGAAGTCTCGCCTGCCGGCT